GCGCTCTTTGCCAAGACCAAAACCCATTCTCTCCTCGAAGGAATTCCAGGGCCTCAGCGGCTTATGCAGAAAAGACAACTCTTCCCAGAGCTCGGGTGGGCGTCTCAGGCTCATTTCACTTCAAGTGTTGGAGCGTCTGATTGACCGCCTACTTGCTGTGATTGTGCTTGTCCATAAACAGGTACGTTTACAATATTAGCAGGAGTACCTAGCGAAGGAAACTCACGAAGGTCACCTACTAACTCAACAACGCTAGCTCCTGTAAATGCATTTTTAGCATTTGTAATTCGAGTAGCTTCAGCAGCAGCATCAAAATCAGCTACTGTTGTTGAATAGGCAAGAGAGGCAAAACGCACAGCTGTAATACTGTTAATATGTGCCATTTGTTAGTCCTTAGTATTTTTTAAATGAAATTGTATAATCCGCTCTAAATAGCGAATTGTCGTCTGGATCTACGCCTAAGAAAGATAAAGCACTAGTGCCAGTCTGAGTGCCATTACTTAAAGTTTTAGCTTGAAGAACATCGTCTAAATGATCTGCAATTTCCATAATTCGTCTAACGCCCAAACCTGTTTGAACATAAATTTGAATTATAGCTTGACCTTGTATACTTAAATTACCATAATAGTTTAAAGGCCTAGAAGGAATTACTTCTAATTTTATAAATTCATTTGTATAAGCGCCACTATAATTAGCAGGATATGTTTGAATGTTTTTTGAAGTCCACGCAGTGGTTCCAAAAATACTTTCAACATCTGAAATAATTTCTGCAAATTTTGCCATATTAACCTCCTGTTATATCAGCTTCAATTAAAAAACCGTTATTAGTAAAAGAGTTAATATTAAAAGTTTTTCCGCTTACTGTAATTGAATCATATAGGTTAAAATCTGTAACATCTTCTGCATTAATTAAAAGGAGATCTCTTGCTGTAGTAGTATTTAAAGGATCTTTAGGATCTTTCTTTTCTTCTACTAGCACTCCTTTAACTGTAATGGAAGATACATCAGAAACAGAAGTTTGACCTGTTGTAAAATTATAAGTACTTGTAGACTTATTGGTCAAAGTAACATCTTGGGCTAGATCTTGTAAATATAAATCAAATGTTTTTTTCACTTGACCTTTAATTAAAGATTTTAATGCCATTAGTTTGACCTAAACCATTGTGAAGAACCACCATTAATTAATAGTGGTCTAATTAAATTAGTTACTGTACGAGAACGAGCTGGTGTTTCAGAATTGCCATTAAGACCATCAATAGTAATTGATCCTACTTCAACTCTATCTGGTAAACCTCCAGTATTATCTAGAAGTCCATCATTATTAATCAAATGATATGCTTGTTCTATACTTGCAGTTTTTATTAAACGAATTTCTAAAGACAGATTAAAAAGATTAGTAGTAAAATTTGTACTACTTAATTCTGCCCAAGTATAATCTTTTTTAAATTGTATATCACGACCTCTTTGAGGGCTATAAACAGAGCCTGTACGAGGCCATGACAATGCTTGATCAGAGTCCGTAACGTACCCAGTGTAGGCAAGAGTGTCCAAGTATCTAGTTGCAGAAACTAGAGCTTGCTCCTTAAGCGTGTCATCAGCTGATTCCCACGTAGCTACATCAATACGAGATTCGAAATAATTATCCGCTTCTCCTACAGTAGCATAGCTATTGATGCCTAGCACTAAAGCCATACCTCACCTCTCAATTAAGCGTGGAAGATTGGAAGAATACCAAGGTTAAGAGCATCATACTTACGAGCATAAGACCCAGCAGCTGCATAGTTTGCGTTTGTAGCAAATGCTGTAGAAGTACCAGTCCAGTTGTAACCCATTGGATGTGCTACATAACCCCAACGATACCACATATTAGTTGTACCGCCACCGTTATACTTGTTAGCATCACGATGCATTTCTACTGGCATTGGAACAGCAAGTTGTGCTAATTCGATAGCACCTGGCTTAACCATGAAAGTAGTTTTGGTAGAAGCAGCGTCAACATTAGTATCACCCGCACGATTACCTTGGTCTGCACGAGTCATAACAAGACGGAACTTACCACCAAAAGCAGTAGTAAACTCAATGTTACCCTCTGTAACGGTAGTTTGATCTACGATGTTAGCAACACGAAGTTGAGTCATAACTTCTGGAGAAGTAACCATATATACAAAGTCTGGCTCGTAATCAGCAAAACCAAGTGAAAGAGCTGTAAACAGATTTTCAGCACGAATAGCACCATAACCTGAAGCAATACCGCCCTTAGTTAAAAGACCATTATCAGTATCAGTACCGAATGCACCAGTTCCTGTATTAACATCTACGAAGAAACCAATGTCATCTGTGTCATAATCTTTTCCAAAATCATCAAAGCCTGTTCCAACAGCAGCTTCTGCTGCAGCAACACCTTTAAGAATAGAAAGGATAGCATCATGCTCATCTTGTGCACGAACTTCACCAAAGTCACGAGCGATCTTTGCAAGACCGTCTTGCTGAGATACTACGCGCTGCATATTAATTTCTTGTGCGCCATGTGTACGAACTGTCTTAGCATAAGTTAAGAAGTCTGAAGTATATGACTGATAAGTACCATCAGTAGCACTAGAAACAGAAGCAACGTTTACTGTTTGTGAAGCATAAGGCTTAAAGAAACGAGTTTGGCCAATAAATGTTTCGGTAGTAGGATCAATTTGAGCATTAGAGCCAACGATACCTGTACCAGAAAGCTTCTTCGCATTTGTGTACATTTCATCCGAAAACGCAGATACTGCATTTTGAATGGCAAATGAAAAGTTGCCAAGCGTTTGGTTAGAAGAAATTGCCATTTTAAAAATTCCTTAAATTTTTTAGTAACCGAAAGTATTTGAAGGAGCTTGTTTAGAAAAATGTTGTAAAAGCTCTTCAGTGCTCATTTCGGTAATGGGTTTGGATGTTGTTGTATCAGCAGTTCCAGCAATATTTGACATGCCAAAACCACTATTAGTTTTTGCTTTCAGAAGAAAAGCATTTTCATCATCTTTTGTAAAATGATCAACATATTCCTTGATAGAGATACCACTCTTGTGAGTCCAACGTCCAGAATCATCCTGGATAAGCTGACCTAAAATTCTATCTTGAGCCATTTCTGCGGCTACTTCTGAACGGAAATCCACACCTCTCATTGCATCACGCACTGCTTGATCACGAGTAAGTTTGGTGTTTTCTTTCTGGAGAGACTCTAAACGTGCGTTAAGCTCTGCCATTTTCAATTCGGCAACTTCTTTATGTTTGCCTTCATCTTCCATTCGTTTGATTTCTGCTTGCCTCTTCTCTTCTTCTAACGCAACTTTTTCTTTAATAGCTTGATCACGTAATTTATAAACTTCATCTAGTTTATCTTTAAAAGCACTTTTAGCTTGATTAACTTCTTCTTGAACACGACGTTCAATAATGTCTTTTAGTTCGACATCGTTAATACGTGAATCTAGCTGTTGTTTTGCTGAAGGTTCGGTTGTAGAGTTTTCTGCAGAAAGATTCTCTTTTCCTAATTGGGTTTCAAGGGTATTAATAGCAGCCTCTGCTGCTGCAATGTTTTCATTTAATTCAGTGATTTTTTCTTCTGACATAATATTTCCTTAGAGCACTGCTCTGTTGCATTGGCCACTGACCAAAAAATCTTAAAAATGTAT